TTGTATACCTCTTAAGCAATTCGATCTAATCCTATTGTATCTAAATAATAATCATCTGGAACAATAATAGGCTTCTTACTACATCCATAAGGAATTTCCAATCCTGCTCCTCGTTCAGCGTGAGAAACAAAGGTTGAACAAACTTCTGAATGCTTAACAGCTAACCACCCAGTAAGAAATAGTGGAATATCATACCATTCATCTAAATGATCATGCGCCCAATTAATAGCTAAATCTATTTGTTCAGGTGTAGCATTTCTTACTCTATATAATTCAACACCATAAGTTTTATTTAATTCAGTTAAATCAATTTTAGAAACTCTAGTTTTTGGCCATTTTGCTTCAAGCATAAGATCTGTATCTCTATCTACTAGAGCGACATGACAATATCCTAATCCTTTTGGAACACGACCAAATAAACGTTGGCCCCAACCAATTAATTTATCTAAATAAGACGAACTGGGAATAACTTTAAATAATAAAATATCATTGGGTTGCATCAAAGATTTATCAAACATTATTTATATCCTAAAATATTAACACATAAATTAACACTATTTTGTCCAACATTTACATAAGTAGTTCGAATATACACGGTTAATTTATCGAATGTTGGTGGAATTGTAAAGGTTGGAGGAACTGTTTTTACAGTGTCAACACTGAATGTTTTAGTACCATCTCCAAGTATTCTATATTGATTCCCAAATTGTGCCAACATAACGTAATTATTTTGGGTTGAAGTATCATTATTAGTATAAACACCAACATCAAAATTAATATAATCCCCCAAATTTGCTCCAGACCAATGAACATCAATTCCATTTAATTGAAAATCTGTATTAAAAGTAGTTGTTAAATATCCTGTTTGTCCAGGAGGTATTGTGGCAATACCATTACTTCCATCAACCCAATACCCAAGATTGTCAACGAACATAGCTGACGCAAATTTCGGAAGACCATCAACACTACGATATTCTAATGGCTGATTGCAAGTTTGTTTATAATTTGTCTCAAAATCTATTTGATCCGCGCTGGCAGAGCTAAATCCAGTTGTATCTTCTACAACTAAATGAGTAGAATCTGTTACAGTTGTAATTGTAGTAGTAAAAGTTCCCGATTCATTTGTTTGAGAAATTGTATCTCCAGCAGTAAGTCCTATAGTTGAATAAACGGCCAAATTAGTACTATCTATAATAGAACTAATGGTAAATGGAAATCCAGATGCTGATGCAGTTGTGTCAAATGCACTACCTTCTTTATTCAAATCACACTGCCATGAAATAGTATCTTCAATAGCAAATAAATGATAATGATCTCCTGCATCTAAAAATTGTGGTAACAACCCTTTGGAAGATACCAAGGTTTTGAGGCTAGAATAATCTGATAAGGGAACCTCTTTCATATTATTCCTCTGACCAGTCTATGTTACACGTTATACTTAAGCCCCCTGGAAGGGCAGCACCATTAAAATTCAAAGACAATTGCTGTGCTGTTCCTCTTAAAACTATTCCCTGGTCAATACCATCATTAGTAAAATCAAAAATATATGGTGTGGTCAAAGTACCTGGAGCAGGAGTAAACATTTTTATAGCCCTTAAAGTTCCAACTGCTGCACCTAAACTTGGATTAGCGGTATAGGATTTAACAACGGAGGTAGCTGCTGCATTGTTAGAATCATGTGCAATGTTCGTCAAAGTACTCGAAGTTCCTCCACTATCAGCAGCAGATCTTAAAACTATAAAAAAATTGTTGGTTCCACTAAGCGTCTGAGTAGCTGAAAGTTCTACTTTTGTAACACGTATTGTTTTTGTAGCACTTCCTGAAATAACTACCATATCCGTAGGCGTAGCTGGTGGAGTCAAAGAAACAATGGAAGCAGAATACGTTGGTTTTGAAGAAATAAGTAATTCTGTTCGTAATGCTCCTAAAGTATTTAAAGATAATGGAACAAAAAACCCTGGTGCATACGAGGGGGGATTGGTAGAAGTTAGTGCATCAGTAACAACAGCAATAGAGTTATCTCCTTGGCTCGTATCCCACGCAACATTTGCGGTTCCAGAAGTATACATATATGCTCTAAGGCGTACTTGGGAAAAACTTCCGCAAGAAGCTGTAACTTGAAATGCTGATGATCCAAATATACTAGTTAAACTAGCAATAGCTGTATTTAATCCTTGAATAGTAAACCAATTTATATCATCTATTGTAGCTTCAAGAATGAGTGCCCCAGACCATGTACCAGTTACACTAAAACTAGCAGTGGAAAAACCTTCTGTCACTGTAGCAACTGTTCCATTTAAAGATGCGATAGTTCCAGTTCCCTGAGCCATTAGAGTTCCACCCATTTAATGGCTAATTCTGCATTTCTGGCATTAGATCCTGGATTTCCAGTTAATAAAATAGAATTATTGGCCTGGATTGCAATGATAAAACCGTCTCCCATATGTATTGAATCACTATTTTGCCCAGTTACACCATTCTCAATTTGAGAACCATTTGCAGTAACAGTTGGTAATGTTGTAACTAACATTGACGAAGCTCCAGCACCGCCACCACCATTCAAAGACACAGGAGTTTGAGATACCCCATTAACAGTAACAGTTGGATTTATAAATAGTCTGAAAGTACCAAGTACGTTAGAAACCGAAACTCCACAATTAATTCCCCATAAATAAAAAACTTTTCCGCTTCCCGATGGATTTCTGATCAAAATAAGTGGATTATCTGTCCCTGAAGTAGCCATACTAACTGTTGTAGACGTGGAGTAGGATTGATTGTTCTTTGTAAATCTTGAAATATATTCTACTTGTGGTATAGCTGAAACTTGATCAGAAGCAATAACTACAGGCAAGGAAGAAACCATTGTCTTTTGTCCAACGGTTACAGATGTGCCAGAACCATCCGTAAGTCCTACTTTAGCTATACCAGTAGCTGCTGTTAAAATAGTACTTCCAGCAATTTGTGTAATATTCTGAGACCATGGTGCCCCACCTTGATCTGCTGTGACAATATCTGAAGAAGTTAAAGTTCTGATTTGTCTTGGATCAACTTGAACTCCTGCCACATCAATACCTACATCTAAAGCTCTTTGGGAACCATTAACTTGGGACGTAACTGCATTACCAGAACCATCAGTTAATCCAATTTTTACAATTCCAGTTGCAGCAGTAGCTATTGCACTACCAGAAATTTGTGTTATGTTACTTGTCCATGGGCCTGATGCTTGTGTAACCGCGCCAATCGTATTTGCACCTGTTGGTAGTGCATTAGTAATACTTGTCAATGTGCCAGAATCTAAAACCGTATGGAGATTAGTACCAGTAGCTTGTGTAACCGTTATAGAACCAGAATCAACAACTGTATGTAAATTTGTACCTGTTGGTTGAACAACAGTAAAATTACCAGTTCCCGCATTCGCTGTAACAGTATCCGTAGATGTTAATGTTCGTATAGATCTGGGGTCTACTTGTACACCACCTACATCAATTCCAACATCTAACGCCCTTTGAGTGCCATTAACTTGAGATGTGACATCATTACCAGATCCATCGCTTAACCATGCATCTACGGTACCACTAACAGGCTGAGTTGCAGGGAAATTAGATACATCTACTAATAAAATATTTGAAGCATCGCATTGTAAACTTTGATAGAATCCTGAAGGAGCTTGTGCATTTAAAATAGCACGATTTAACGGCGCAATACTATTGGTCGAAACTGTGCGATTTAATGGCAACGAAGCTAAACCTGGATCAATAGGCCGCAATATACATTGCAGGAAAAATGTTGTTTGGGCGGTAGCACCATTTGTATATCTTAGTCGAATATATTGCCAACTAAAGGGCGACCTAAAAAGTAAAGTGCTAGTGACTGCAAAACTGGTAGTTTGAGCAATAGTTACTCCATCTGAACTCACATCCAAAAATAATGTTCCCGATTGATCAGTATTTATAACTACATCAACCACTGGAAAAGCAATTAAATTTGTAAATGTCCCAGTAAAAGTGGCATTGGACCCTAATGAAATTGTAGTAGAATTAAGAGGATCTATCAATGTTGGTACAAGAATTGGTAATGATTGAAATCCCATATTATGTTTGTCCTAAAATTGTTACTGTAATATTTGTTGCTAATCCTAAAACCAAAGATACTACTCTAGAACGAATATAAAGTGAAGGTGCTATCATAGCACTGCCCCAAATAACTCCTTGTCCAAGTACATTGGTAGAGATAAGAATTGTAGAGAAATTAACTCCATCTAAACTTCCCTCTAAGACAACATTCCATGTAGTAAGAGTGGACGTTCCAACAACTTGTACTTGTAATGCATATTGATCAAATGAAAGTGTTGTAGATAAAACTGTTCCTGTACCAGTAGTGGTAAATGTATTTGCAACAGAATCGGTATCTGCTGGTCTCGAACCAAGAGGTGAATTAGCAGTAGGTTTAAAATTTGTTTCAAAATCAGTTTGATCACTACCACCATCTTTTCTAATTCTAGTTTCCCATGAAATATGATATTCAATAGCAAAAACATCATAACTATCTGGATTATCAATATATTGAGCAGTTAAATCATTTGAAGTAACAATACTTTTCCATTGTAAATAAGAAACATTTGCTATTCTCATATTAAACCTCTTGCCAGATAACTGTAAAAGAATAGTTCATATTATTAGTTGTAGGTTCACCAGTAACTAATAATGTATGATTTGCTGATACTCGAATTATACCATCAAAATTTATTGGCATGTCTGCGGGTGTACTTACATTTCCAGATCCAGTATTTATTGCAAATACTATTGTACCATTTGCAGAAGCAGTAGGTCCTGAAAAAGCAGTCATTGCTGAAGCCCCTGCTCCTCCACCAATACTTGTTGATGAAATGGTTTGGGATGTTCCATTTGCAGAAGTAGTCGGATCACCATATATACGAATAACTGCCGCTCCATTTGTAGCATCTTCACATGAAGCAGAGAAAAGTTTTAAAATTAATATTTTTCCAGAACCACTTGGATTCTTAATAAATACGGCTGGAGATTCCGTTCCATTTGTTGGAAGATTAAATTCAAATGTCGTTGTATAAACCTGACCAGAAGATGCAGCAGATTGACTTGGAGAAGCTATTAAATTTACATCTAGCCCCTGTTTTACATCTAATGCTGTTGAAGTAATGGCCGTTCCAGAACCATCTTCGGTTTTAGAAATAACTCTTAAATCCCCTGTCGTAGTTAAAGATAAAGGATTAGTTTGAGCTGTTACATATGTAGGGGCAGAAGTAGTAACTGCACCTTGTACTAAATCTCCATGTTCTCCTGAAGTTGTAGAACCTTGAGATACACCAGTAACTCCAATATTATTTGTACCTGTAGGAACTGGTGAATTTGGAGAAAGAGCTACGACTAAAGAGTTATCTGCTGCAACAGCAGCAGTAGACGCTGCTTTAACATTAGCAACATTTGCAGTCGTAGTCGGATCATTTACAACTACTGGGGTTGCCCCAGCATCCGATGTTATAGGCAAGTCGGCCATTTCTTATCCTTTGCTTTAAACTTATTTTAAATATTAATGAGTTTCAAAAGTTAAATATAGATCTTGTGCGGCTGTATCTCTGTTTTTAAGAGTAACCTTAACAGATGATCCCGTAGGAATAGTGAGATCCTGCTCCATATCAAATTCACAATTTTGATTAGAAGCACTAGTAAATCCAACCCATTTATCTGTTTCACTTCCAGTTGTTCCAGTAGCTACATTCATTTTCAATTCACCAGAACCTGCTGCATGGATATGATCTAATGTGATGGGGCCAGCTATAGAATGGGTAACAGTTGAACCAGAAGCAACTGAAGCATCTGTGAAATATGTTAATATAGATGTTCCTGTAGAAAATGTAACAGGAATAGCAGATTGATCAGAAGCAATAACTACTGGAACTGAGGCAGACGATGTTTTTTGTCCTAAAGTAGTGGCTGTACCACCCCATTCAGTAATATTTTCATTCCAAGGAGTAGCGTTAGCTGTTCCTTGATTGGCTGTTACAGTTCCAGAAACTGGTTGTGTGACAGCACTTCCGTCTACACGCAGAGCACCCGCCGTTGTTGTAGAAAGAGGATTGGTTGTTCCAGTTGTATAAGTGGGAGCGGCTGTTGTAGTAGCTGTTTGATCTAAAACACCATTCTGTCCAGAAGTGGTAGACCCCTGTGCATAATCTTCTGCTGGATTGATTGTTGTTCCAGAAGCATTAGCCACTTCGGTTGTAAATTCTGTTGCTGTAGTACGTACTGGCTGCTGCGCGTCAAAATCGGCCATTGTAATTCTCCTATTTAATCTTATTTATAGAATCTTGCGTATTTTGAATGTCTAAATTTGTTGCCTTAATATTCTCTTCAATCTTTCTAAGTTCTTCTGCAATTTCCAATTTTCGTAAATCTAAACGTTCAAGTTGTAATCGCATTTCAGTAACATGAACGCTCAAACGTTTCTTATTCAATTCTTGATTTGGCATTATATCTGCCATAAATTTCTCCTCTTTTCTTTAATTCAATTGACCTAATAAATTAGCTTTAAAATCTTGTGTTGAAGCATAATATTGAGTAACATTCACTGTAACAACTTGTCCGGCATTTGCTAATACGGGGGCAGATTCATAATCTAAATGTAAAGTACGAAAAGAAGGAGAAGACCATCCCCCTCCCACAAAAACACTATCTACTTTGATTGCAAATTCCCCATCAGAAGTTCCCCAACCATACATTCCAATAATACTTAAGGTTTTTCCAGCAGGAACTGTATAAGAAACAATAATAGTTAAAGTTGATGATGGCACTGCTATATTTTCTGCATATTTATTTACTGGAGTTCCTGATGAACCACCAGTATTTACATTAATACTACCATCTGCATTAACCTTTAAAAGATTTCCCTCATCAAAAATAGCGGTACGAAGAGCATAACCATCTGGAGTAAAATTTACAACTGCTATGGGATGTGTAGAAGAATCTACAGGGTCTTCACCCTCAATTGTTACTGTACCAACAGAAATAGTACCAGAAATGGCAAGAGCACCAGCAGAATTTATTTGTATGGGAATAAATTCATTCGAAGGTGTAACACCATACAAAATACTGGTGGGAATATTTGAGTTTAATTCATCGGCACTAAGAGGGACACCGTATTCTGGAGGGAAAACATTACCGCCCATGTTAATTCCCCCTAGATCTTATTCTTTCATCAATGCATTCGCCTTTTATATAGCTTTGTAATTGGGAAAGATACTTACTCCATCTTTCAGATGAACAACGAGCAGAACCAAGGTATGGTTTCATGCTTACTTTATTTAGAATTTTATAAATTCCAGTTTTAGTAACCATACTATTTCACCTGTAAATTAGAAAGTCTTAAAGATATATTATTTTTGAATTGACTCGATGGAGTAAGAGATAAAATTTGCTTAAGCAAATCAATATTAGAACTTTCTTTAATGAATCTTAATTTTAAAAAATGAGACAATTTACAGAAGTCATCATAAGAAAAAACTTTGTTTAAATCTGTTATTGGAACATTCGAATTTAAAGGTGTTGGTTGTGGCTCTAATATTTTTATCTCCTCTTCAGATTTTGGTTGAACTACTTGAGGAGGGATTGTTTGAGTTAATAAATCTGTTTTTACTTGTAAAAGTTGCACTTCATCAAAATTTGATTGTATAACTGGTTGTTCTTCGAGTATTTCTTCAAGCCAACCATTATTTAAATAAGCTTTTAAAGTTCCCGCTTTAAAACTCTTATTAACATCTTCTGGCTCACATAAATCCAGGGGAACTTCATCTCCTTCCCAAACTTTAAGAGCAGGAGAATATCCATTAGTATAATGGATAGAAAGATCGGCAAAAGTAATAGAAGTACGACATTCTTTCGAATTTCGCACTTTAACGCGATATCTCTTCATGTCTTTCCTTTTAATAATAAGGCATTTGGCAGGGGGCAATAAAACCCCCTGCCATTACCATTTTTCAAAACTATTCTTTTTAGCTAAACGTAATTGTTGCAGTTGAAGATACAGTTAGAGTGCGGCTAGGTGAAGATAAGCCTAGAATTACAGTTCCTGACGAAGTAGCTGTAACTAGAACATGTGCTACTCCACCACTCATCGTTACTGTAATGGGAGAAGCATGGGCATTAAGCAATGGCCCTGTTGCAGTTCCACCAGTAACAGAAACAACCACTGTGGTTGAACTATCAAAAGTGTCAACCCCACCAGCAGCATTCTCTACTTGAACAGCAATTGTAAATCCTGTAGCATGAGGACCACCAACTACAGCCCCACTTGGATTAAATACAATCTGTGTATCATTTGATGCAATGTAACTATACAAAGAAGCAGGAAATAATGCAGATGAATCAATACTAGCAACTACTATAATAGCATTGGCAGCAACTAATGCACTAAGTTCATCTTTCATTGCATGAAGGGTTTCACCAGATACAACAGTAAGAAGATCTAATGTAGCACTAGGAGCTAACGTTACTGGATTTTCAGGATCATACCCTGGAACTAATAAAGGTAAAGATTCTGTTGAACTAGCATTTGTAATTGTACGAGCGATTAATACCATATTTATGTCTCCTTAATTTATTGATTTGCCTATTCAAGCCTAATCAATATCGGAGCTTTTCTTTAGACAAATTTGCTTATTTTATTTACTAATTTCTAATTTTTTTATGACAATGTTACTGCTTTCCACGATGTTCCATCATAAGCATTGATAGTATGAGTAGTAAGATTCCAAACCACCATACCTTCAACTGGATTTTGAACAGCACTAATTTGTGTAGTTGTTAATCTTGGAGGAACAAGAGTAGTTAACGGACTAAAATTAATAGCCGTGGTGCCCATAGTTCCTGTTGAGGGAGAAGTACATAAAAAGTCTGAATCTGCTTCAGCGACTCCTCCAGTACAAGCAACTAAAGTACCTGCAACTTGATTCCACATATCAAGATCGGTGGATCTATTTAATACATAAGGTGTACCACCAGTGCTTACTTGTATTGGGGCATCAGAATTCCATGATACATTAGTAAAGAATAATGTATTACCCCCAACACTATCTGCTGCTGTATTTCCACTTCCCTCTGTAAAAGCCCAAGAAGCTATTAATCCAGTTGGGACACTTCCACCAGAGGCCAATGTTGAAGCATTGCTTGCTGTAAGAGTTGCATTCCATAATTGTAAAGCTGTTAATTTCCCAGCAAAAGATTGATTTGAACTTCCATCAATATCTCCAATACCAAATGGTGTTCCTCCACTATAATTTGATCCTAATGGAGAACCATTATTTACAGTGATGGGAACTAATGTTCCATCTACATAAATAGTTGTTCCATTTGTTCCATCATAAGTTACTACAACGTTATGCCAACTTCCGTCATTTATAGAAGCAGATGTTGTAAATACTTGGTAACTATTACTAGAAGGATCTCTAAAAGTAACCCAAAGAAAACCTCCAGTTAATAAATAAATTTCCCATCCACCACCACCTACTGCATCATTTGCTTTGTCTAAAATTCTACGAAAGTTACCTGCATCGGTTGTCTTTATCCAAAAACTAGTTGAAAGATTAAATAAACCATCTGCAAAAGAAGTATTAGAAACTGCTCCATGATCGGTACCTGTAGGCAAAGAAATAGAAGTTCCAGTTGCATTCTGTCCAATGTTACTAACAGTATAAATACCATTATGTGAGGCTGTTGCTTCTCCTGCTACTAAAATACGATCTCCAACGTTTGCTAGTGTTTGATCCACCGTTAATTGGATTCCAGAATTTGCTGTTAATGTTGCACCTACTCCTGAAGCACCATTGTTATAGGTATTAGCAGGTAACGGAGTAATAGCTGCTAAACGTACTGGAGCTTTAACAAATGGGGAACTAGCCACAACTGGAGTGGCTGCTTGGTTATAGGTAATTTCTGGAGCTGTAGAAACTACTTGAATAGCATTATTTTTTGCTAAACCAACCAATGTTGGTTGAACAGCTACTAAATCATCATTACTTAAAACAGATCCTAGATCAAACGAAATAGCATTTGCTGCAATTGTTACTAAGTTATTTACATTATCCCCAGGTACATTTAACACGAGCTGCATACCTGAAGTATTTGTTACTACTTTAATTAAATTAGTATAAAGTACAAAAACTAAATCTCTAGATTCCCCACCTCCTGGCGTGGGGGTTATTACTTCTACATGTTTGGATTTACCACTACTAATTAAACTAGCTGTTACAAGGGCGGTTAATTGTGTACTATTAATAAATGTAGTAGCTAAGTTCTGATTATCAAATGAAATTACAGAACTGGATATAAAGTTTGCTCCATTAACTGTTAGAGTAAAAGAAGGACTTCCTGCTAACGCTGAAGCAGGACTTAAACTAACTAATGTGGGATGTGGATTTGGCATGTATGTTTCTCCTATAGAAATAATTTTTATTTTATATTTTTGTGTATTCTTATCTAACAACTCAGATTTTCAGATCGAGGCGTTTAGGTGAGTATATACGAAATTGGAGGCAGTAGATTTTCAGGGCTTAACTGCCAAGTATCCTGAGAGTGACAGGTGCGACCTGCCTTATATGGTTGCACCCCTACGAATCGCACGTAGCCCTCTAGCTTATGAGACTAGAATGATCACTTGATCACTTGGGAGCGAAATTGTCCTGATTACCTCAGTCATACATAATCAGGGATTAGCATCCAGCATAGAGGACTGAGATCCATGGCTAGACTCGAAATTGTGCAATACAGAGCAGACAAACTCATGCTTTTTGACCCACTAAGTTAGTATTGCTTTTGGTATTTCTTAGGAATTTATTACCCGACTTTTAGCTCATCTGGTTCCCGTTCGCTATGGAACATGCTTCCTCAGCACTATGTAATACCAAAATTGTGCCTACAGGGGATGACCCTATAGGGCTTTATTCAAGAGTTTTATAAACCCTGAACCCTTTGCCTAAGCTAAGGGGGAATAAAACGGGTTGATCCCCCTCTAAGAGGGACATGCTAACTCTGGCGTTAGAAACCTAGGCTCTAGACTCTGAACCACGATTACCATGTGCAATCCTCAACCTAAATTTGTTTGGTGGACCAGACAGGAGTTGCACCTGCAACCTGGATTCAGTCGGGACTAGGCCTAGGCCCCCCGTTCCGAGCTTTACTTTTAAGCTACTGGCCCACTAAACAAACTTTATATTATTTACTAAATCGCTCTTGTTGAGCTATACACATTTTCTTTCGTGTTTCAGAAGTATGTTTTAAACCAAAATTGCTTTCAGCAACTTTACGAATATTGTACCCATTCCAATCTTCATAGGTTTTAAATTTGTCTATCCAGTATTGCTCTCTTGACACAAGTTTAGAAAGGTCAGAAACCTCTTCTAAAAGAATGCATTCAAATGCATCTGCTCCATATTTGTTCCATGCTTTTTGTAAATAATCATTATCATGATCATTTAAATTTAAATCGTGTTTATGTTCTGACCAACGTTTTTCAACGTTAATAGCAGAACCTATATAAGCTTTCTTGCTGATTTTGTGAACAATGGCATAAATGCCTGAAATACCTTTACCAATAAGTGATATTGCAACTTTAGTAATATCTTTATTTGGTAATTTATATTTCTTAATACCTTTAACTGTTGGTCCTTGTCTAAGTTTCTTAGGAACATTTAAACGATTAATAACTTGATATTGAATCCAACAATCTTTACTACAAAAACGTCTTTTCAGCCCTGCTATTCGTCCAAATTTTTTGTTACAAAATTGACAGATTCTATTTGAATGACCTTTACAATCTGGAACTTCACCATTATTCTTCTTAAAACAAAGTTCATCACAAAACTCTCCCATATAAAAAGAGCCATGCTTTGGACGTTTTAAACAATACTTACATCGTAAATATTCCATACTTATATTATAACACAAATATATTTATTTTTCAAACTTTTATTGACACACTAAGGAGGACCATTTCTGATCCTCCCTATGTATCAACAGATTTTTAATAATCTGGCAATAACAATTTTTACTATCTTAGGGAAGTGTGATTCTAACGATACCTTTGGCGTAGCGGATAAGAAACCCCACGTCCTCCCAGATTGCAAATATGTCAGCCATCTTATTTACATCTTTCATTGTCTCAACTGAGAGGTCAGTACGAATAGCTAACACGCCAAGATAATCGGCTGGAGCTAGAACGTAGCACTCTGAAGAAGGAACAACGACGGACTCTAGAACGTCAACACCCATAATTCCACCAACGCGACCTGCCTTTAGGGACATGTCCTGGAAATTAGGAGCGAAGATTCCTGCCCCGCCTGTACCAGAAGTGGTCGTATTGAATAGGATTAGGTCCTTACGTGTGAAAGGATTGATCCATAGTTTGGAAGGAACCAAAAGCTTTGAGCTTAGGGTTACGATACCAGTTGCTAGGGATTCCATCGTAAGTTGTGTTCCACCTGCGGAAAATACCGTAGGATTGTTTGTTGCTGCACTCGTACCTGCTAGTGAGGCTACTGGGGTTTGATTCGTTAGACCCGATGCGAATAGGATCAACTGATAACCACGAGTATCTTCCTGTAGCATGATTGAGGCTTTTGCGCGTTCCTGAGTACGATTTAAAACATCGTATTTGCGGAAGTTTGATTCATTCCAACGGATCATAGGACGAGTAGAAATAGGCGACGTTTCTACGCGAATACGATCTGCTAACACTTCGAGCTGTTGGGGTAAACCTTCAACTGAAATAGAAGCGGCTGGAACGTCCAAGTCGGCATCAAATACAGCTTCTTCTCCGAGAGCTAGTTTATAGGTCTGGAAAAGCTGGCGAATGCGACCTTCGTATAGCAAGTCGCGCTTTAGAGGCGACAACATTTGCTGTGCGATTTTCTGCAACCCACCAGGGCTGTTCATGAGCCGAGTAAGCTTTTCTTCGACTTGGGCACTTGAAAGTACCTCAGACGAAGCTGTAACATTTAGCTTGTCGTTCATATAAATCTCCTTTAAATTTGCAAGTCAGCCTCGCGGCCAATCTTGTTACAACTAAAACTTTAATTAAAAATTAAAGTTCGGACTTAATTTCCAACTGGGTAGGGGCAGTAGCAACGTCATAACCTACAACGTAACCAACAATTACAGTGCTTGTAGAAGCAGATGTGATAATACCATCTGTAACAGCAGACGTGTAAACAGGTTGATTAACGGCATAAGTTTGAGTTGCGTCATAGGGATAACCACGACCATCATTATAAAGGACGAAATCTCCACCGTTTAAATAAACGGATTCGAGTCCACCACGATTAAAGTTGGTATAGTCAAAACCTTGACCAGCTACTTCACCATTTGCTGGTTGGAGTGGGAAGAAAATATTGGATTCAATTGCAAGACCATAGGGCTGACCAGTTGTGGCTGTGTGAACCCAAGGTTGAACTGTTCCATCTGCATTAATTTGCAGAGCCATTCCACCGACAATGTTCCCAGAGAATATTTTGGCACCCGCAGAGCGGTTTACTTCTTTAATTTGACGAATTGCCATTGTAGACTCCTTGTTTTTTTATTTTATTTCTTAACAGGCGAGTCTAGTCTTTTCTTTAGTTGTAGGATTTAAGGGCCTACTTTAGTAGGAAAATCGGTTATCTTTTATACTTTTTAACTTTTCAATACATCTTAGACTTATATACGAAACTGTAGATTTTCCAAAATACAGTTAAGTTTGACCATGGTTTTATCAAATTTTTATTTCTTAGGAACGTCGTTAATTGTTTTACCTTTAAGCGTTCCCATGCTCTTAAAGATATTCCCAACTTCATCTGTTTCACTAGGATCATATGTAAGATATGGAACTCTAGTAGCTTTCTTTGTATTTACAGGTGAAGATGAAGGAGCGGGAAGCTCTTCAATAGCTTTTTCCATAGCTTTTAGAGCCATATCATCCATAGCAAGAAGTTCTTTATGTTTGGCCTTAATAGCAGCTTGGAAAGCTTTATGTTGTGCATCTAGTAAATAAGTACCATTCTTAGTTTCAGATTCATATACTGATTCATCCTGTCGAAGAGCACCTTTATCTACCATTGTAGAAACAATCTTCTGGCATCTCTCAGACCTTGCAGAAAGAATGGCAGCAAATTTCTTTGCTTTTTCTTCTTCTTGAGCTTTCACTTCAATAGCTTTAAGTTCTGCTTCTTTCTTCGAAACTGCTTCCTCACGAACTTTAAGGGAAGATTCTTTCATACCCAATTCATCTTCATGAGCTTCTTCGAGGGCTGGATGCTCTTCAGGTTTAGGGGCTTCTTCCATCTTAGGAGTTTCTGGCATGGCGGGAGCCATTTCTGGTTTCTTTTCCTCAACTGGAGGAAGACCAAGAACGGCGCGTAGAAGCTTTAATACTTCGGTTGGCTCATTAGCAAAACCATCTGGCAATCTCTTAACTTCTTTGCCATCTTTAGAAATAATAACTTCTTTCGTTTCTTTATCCTTATGAGCTTCGTAACCCTCACCAATATCCAATTTATCAGCTTTATCTAGAGCTGAGCCATGAGCATCAACAGACTCTTCTTTCTGTACAGCAGTATCAGGTTTGTCCGACATAATTTTATCTACTTCTGGAGGAGCCATAAATTGTTTTTCATCGGCCTTCACTTCAAGAGAAGAAGCTTTCGTTTGGGTAGAACCCTTTACTGCTTCGTCTGGGGTATCCCCAACAGTAGCTTTGGACTCAGGCAATGTAGAATCTTTTGTTGCTTGGTCGGGTTTATCACCAGAGGTTTCTTTACCCTTAGTTTGAGTAGATTCCTTAGATGCTTCATCTGGGGTGCCTTCATAAGTTTTTTGACCTTCTGGTAGTGTAGATTCTTTTGTTGCTTCTTCAGGTTTATCTCCAGAGGTTTCTTTTGATTTTGGTAAAAGAGAATCTTTAGCAGCTTCTTCTGGAGTACTTTCATAGGTCTTTTTACCTTCTGGTTGAGTACTTTCTTTTGAAGCCTCTTCTGGTGCATCTCCTGATGTTTTAGCTTTCTTTTCCATAATAGTCTCCTGAGATGATGCCTTTGGAACATCCATGCCTTTTTTACGAGCTTCTTCATAAGCAACTCGTACAGCTTGAGCGCGTTCCATTCCATCCTCTTTAATATGTTTTTCAACATGTTTCTTAATAAATTCTTGTGCGGCGGGTGACATTGCAGACCATTTAATTAATGAATTTTGCTCTTTATAAGATTTCTTTGAAGAAGTTTCTTTCTCTTCTTCTTTTTGATGCTCATTATATTCTGCCTTATAATCGGTCTTCATTTCCTTCTCAGATTTTTCATGTTTTTCATCCAGTTCGGTTTTCTTATTTGTATTAACAAATTCACCTTCTGGTTTCTTAAATGAATATTCTGTTTTGACATCTTCATGTTTAGGAGCAGCAGGTCCTGTTTGATCAGCACTCTGTCCTGGTCCTTTAATTGCATATTCAATATGCACTTCTTTACCTGCTGGTGCTGCTGGACCTTTTTGGCCAACTTCTTGTCCAGGTTTATTTAATGTATAATCAGTTTTAACTGAATGTTCTTTATTATCTGTACCAGTTGTGGGTGTTGCACGAGTCCCTTCTGGGCCAAGTTTAGGTCCTTCAGCAGCTTTCTTAATTTCATCTGGGGTAACTTTATTTGAAGAATCCGATCCAGGTTTAAAATATTGACCTTCTGGCTTCTTAAAGGTATATTCAGTCTTAAGATCTTTTCCCTTTGTACCTGTGGGGCCTTTTTGACCTTCTTCTTGTCCAGGGAATTTAAATGTATATTCAGTTACAACATGACCATCTTTTTCATCATGTTTCTTAATGTCTTCTGGTTGCCAGTTATTTTTAGAATCACTGCCTGGAACAAAGAAATTGGTAGCCTTGAAAAATTCACCATTTGCAGCAGTTTTAGTAATTTTGCTTGATACATCCCAAAGATCCGCAAGTTTAGGAAGCCCATCAGTTAAAAGACGAGCAACTGCTTCTTTTGCATAATCACCACTGGTTGCCCATTTTTGATCATCAAAAGAAAGGGTTTCAAATGTACTGCCCCAAATATCTTTAAGAGAAGCTTCGACTAGAAGATTATCATTATGATAAATAGACCAAGTAGAAGCTAAAACATTATTTTTATCTTCATTAAACTTGGCTAAAAAAGTGGAATTTGCTTCTTCTTTTTTAAGTTCTTCTTTA